GACTCTATGTTCATTCCTAATGCTGTTGCCATGCAAGGAGCAAAATGGATGGATGAACTGCCAGAGAAGATCAAGAAGTCAAAGGTAGTATTCATTTTTGACAATGAACCAAGAAATCATGAAATCGTCAGCATCGTTGGCAAGTACATTGATGCTGGTAGAGATGTGGTTGTTTGGCCTGAAGAGATAAATAAGAAAGATATCAATGATTTAGTTTTGGCTTATGGCATCTCCAAAACTGTGAGTCTTGTAATAAACAATGTTTATTCTGGACTAAAGGCGAAGATGCGTTATACTTATTGGAAGCGAGTTTAAATATGGAAAATAACGAAGAATTACCAGAAGACATGTCTGAAGAAATGCTAGACATGATCAGCAAGGCTTATATCAATTTTACAGGAAGATTCAGCGACTACATCAAGGAAATGGATCCAGAACTCTGGGCACGTGCAAGAGCATACGCTGCAGACTATGTTGATGTTCCTGGTGTTACACTTGAAATTATTGATGAGGATGATGTGAATGACACAGACGACAACAAGCACGGCGCAGATTAAGTATCCTGTTTTGGATCACGGTCATGTTGATTTGATTGATTACATGGGATCGGATCTCAGTGTTGTCAATGCTGCAAGAGTTTCATTTAACAAAGAAAGTTCTTGGGACAGTGATCATCATTGGACCGGAGCGCAAAAGAAGATTCTATCCGAAAAGGATCAGAAACTAATTTCTTATCTTGCAAAACACAATCACTTCACTCCATTCTGCCACCCACAGGTGAGTCTTCGTATCAAGTGCCCGATCTTTGTTCGCGCACAACTTGGTAAGCATCAGGTTGGTCTCGTAATGAATGAAGTCAGCAGACGCTATGTTACATACGAGCCAGAGATCTATGTTCCTTTCTGGCGCTCGGCTCCTACCAATGGAGCAAAGCAAGGTAGTAGCGGTCCTATTGAAGATATGGACAAGTGTATTTCTTTGCGCCAAGAATACACAACCGTTTCAAATGAATGTTTGAAACTTTACAATGATCTAATAGGAGAAGGCGTCGCACCGGAACAAGCAAGATCAATTTTGCCGCAGGGCACATACACGGAGTTTGTATGGACGGGTTCTTTGTATGCCTTTGCACGTGTTTATAATCTTCGAATTGACGCACACGCTCAATGGGAAGTTCAGGAATATGCTAAGGCAATTGACAAAATTTTGGCACCAATTTTTCCAGTCTCGTGGAAGACTTTGACATCTAAATAAGGAACCCAATTAGGAGTTAACAATATGGCAGAAAATTTATCACCATTTCAATCGTTTATTTTCATCTCGCGCTATTCTCGCTGGCTACCAGAGAAGAATCGTCGTGAGACATGGGATGAGTGTGTAGATCGTTGGTGGAATTATTTCACTGGCAAGGTTCCTCAATTGCTTGAGCGCCCAGACGTGAAGGAAGCAATTTTAAATCTAGAAGTTCTTCCTTCTATGCGTAGTCTTATGACTGCTGGTCCTGCTCTAGACCATGATAACACTTGCTTGTACAATTGTTCTTATCTACCGATTGATTCTATCCAATCATTTGCAGAGTTGTTTGTTGTATTGATGAACGGAACCGGCGTTGGCTATTCTGTCGAACATCAATACACTGATAAACTTCCAACAGTTGCAAACAAGATTGAAAAAGAATTCAACATCACTTATGTTGTTGAAGATTCAAAGGAAGGGTGGGGCAACGCAATCAAGTTCATTATCGAACACTTGTATGCAGGTCGTCATGTAAAGTGGGATCTAAGCAAGATTCGTCCTGCTGGTGCAAGACTCAAGACCTTTGGTGGTCGTGCAAGTGGTCCTGCTCCTCTTGACAATCTATTCAAGTTTGCTGTCAAGTTGTTCTACAATGCACAAGGCCGTAGACTAACTGCCCTTGAATGCCATGATCTCTGCTGTGCCATTGCTAACGCAGTAATCGTCGGTGGTGTTCGTCGTTCTGCTATGATCTCGTTGAGCGATCTATCTGATCGTGAGATGGCTCTATGCAAGAGCGGTGCATGGTGGGAGCAGGCTGGCTTCCGTTCATACGCCAACAACTCTGCTGTATATCGTGGCCGTCCTCCAATGGGCCAGTTCCTAGAGGAATGGACTTCGCTATACAACAGCCACAGCGGTGAGCGTGGAATGATCAATCGTAATGCTTTGCAAGCACAGGCTGCTATGTGGGGTCGTGATGCAAACTGTGAGTATGGAACAAACCCATGCTCAGAGATCATTCTGAAGCCATTTGAGTTCTGCAATCTTTCAACTGTTGTTGTTCGCCCCGATGACACTCAGGCAACATTGAAGAGAAAGATTGAGATTGCAACAATCATTGGAACAGTTCAATCGACATTTACAAACTTCCCATACCTTCGTGAAGATTGGAAGAAGAACTGTGAAGATGAAAGATTGCTAGGCGTTAGCATGACAGGAATTTTTGATAATAAACTCACCAGCGGGCTTGAAGGTAAGCCAAAACTCGTGAGATTGCTTGAGACACTTCGTGACCATGCTACGGCCACAAATCTCAAGTGGGCAGATAAGTTGGGGATTGGCCCCAGCAAATCGATTACATGCGTGAAGCCCGAAGGCACTACATCGTGTTTGGTGGACTCTGCCTCCGGTCTCCATCCTCGCTATGCGGAATATTATTTCCGTAGAATTCGTTTGGACAAGAAAGATCCTCTATATGAACTCATGAAGGATCAAGGCGTCCCGTGTGAAGATGATGTAATCAACCCAACTTCTACTGCCGTCTTTACATTTGCGATGAAGGCTCCAAAGGGAACTATGACCACAGAGGAACTTCGCGCACTAGACCATCTTGATTTGTGGAAGACTTATCAAGAACATTACTGCCACCACAAGCCATCGATTACCGTTAACTATAGGGATTCTGAATTCCTTGAAGTAGGTAACTGGCTATGGGAAAACTTTGATATCGCAACCGGTATCTCTTTCCTTCCCGGTGGGGACAGCCACACTTATGCTCAGGCCCCCTTCGAGCAGATTGATTCAGCAACCTATGCGGCACACCCCAAGGTTAAAGTTAACTTTGGTAATCTGTCAAAATACGAGGCTGAAGACAAGACTGAATCAGCAAGAGAGTATGCCTGCAGCGCTGGCGGTTGCCAGATAGTGTGAATCAGATAAAAAACTCCTAGGGATTTCCCTCCGCGAAGTTCGGAGGGTTTTTTATTTTATGGATAAATATCATAGAGGCTATGTTTACTATGATGATCGGTATTGACTACTCTATATCCTGCCCGTGTTTATGCCTTTACGATGAACGGAAAGAATTTAAATTTGACAACTGCTATTTTTATTATCTAACCAATACTAAAAAATATGCAGATAAAATTGCTCCAAATATTACTGGAGAATCTTTTCAGGAATATGTGGCCGATGTAGATCGGTTTGATACAATTTCTGATTGGGCATCAAATTTATGTGTTGGGGCTGCTGACATAGCCATCGAAGGATATGCATTCAATGCCACAGGAAGAATTTTTAATCTTGCTGAGAACATGGGAATCCTCAAACATAAACTCTATAAGCTCGCCCTCCCCGTAACCATCGTAGAGCCATCCAAGGTAAAGAAACTCGCCACAGGCAAGGGAAACGCCGATAAACAGGCAATGTACGAAGCCTTCTCAAAAGAGACGAAGACCGATCTTTTATCGGTCTTCAATCAAAAAACTTTGAGTAATCCTGTAACTGACGTGATAGACAGTTATTATATTTTGAAGGCTTTGTTAGCCACCAAAAATTAACGAACTATTCTTCCAGCATTCATATTAGCGCTGGCATCAAGTTTTGCATGAAATCTTTTTGGAACTTGACCACTGGATTTCATTTTATCAATTACTTCCTTGAACTGGCTTCCAACAACTTTTTGTGGATTCAAAGTAGCATCCATGGCCAAAGATTGTCTTTCACCACCCCAGTCACGAATAATCTTTTTCTTCTTGCACTTTGGGCAGGGTTTCTTTGTTGGAATATCACGATCATTCACTGGTAAAGTTTCATCGAATGAATGGTCACATTTTTCACATCTAAAAGCATAACTAGGCATTTTTTGTCCTTTTAAAAGCAATCATCATGGACTCTATAAAGAAACCATACTTTGGTTCCTTTGGCTTATTCCTAAGTTCCATCTTGGCTTCTTTAGGAGTCCTGTTACCTTTATATAGGTTACAATCCTTACAGCAAGTTGCCAGATTGGTCCATGTAGAGCCACCGCCCTTACTGCGGGGAATAACATGGTCCACCGTAGCGGTCTTGTCACATAGATCCATACCGCAATATTGACAGCAATAAGAATCTCTATGAAAGATATTCTTTCTTGATGGTGCGATCTTCTTTTGGGGAAGTTTGATGTAATACTTAAGAACTAAAATTTTGGGAATCTTAATAGTCTCTTTGACCAACTTCACCTCATGAAATTCATCGGAATCAAAATCAGCATAAACCTTATTTTTGGCAATAAGTTTATACGCTTTTTTGACAGTGATAATATTGATAGGGGATTGGTCGAAGTTAAGCAGGAGAACCTGTTTCGACATATTCTTTAAGTATTTAGAGAAATCTAAATAATTCATAGCCATGGATAATAAAGAAAATAGACAATTTTATTGGGAAGTCAAACAATTTGTCAACGGTAATCATACCCCAAAAGCACCAGAAGTCAAGAAACCTTCTGTAAAAGATGCTATTTCTGGAGTATTGAGTGAAAACGAAGTATACAGACAAAATACTTTTACCAAGAATACGGGAACAAACGATGTTGTTCGTTCCTATTTGAATGTTTTGGGAACACAAGAGAAAAAGAATGATCCCGGAACAATCATGTTCACAAAAAATTCTACTTTCAATCCATTCAACATCTTGAATGAAGCAGAAGTAAGAGGCATGGGACCAATGGATGGTGGCTCCTCGTCTTCTGGCGCAACAAGATGGAGAGATCCAAAGTACGCAGCAATTCAAAAACATATGGATGAAGTTGCTGTCAAGGATGCTGAATTAAAGGCAATAAGAAAACAAACAAGAGAAAAAGATGAAGCAGAAACATTTTCCAAAGAGTTAGAAGTTGCTGGAATAAATGTTCCAAAAGTATCAGATAAAGATGAAGCAGGAAATAAATACACTTCTCCAGCCGCTGCCAGAATGTTGGCTTCTTTGAGTAAAGAAGATAGAAAAAAATTAGAACAAAGTCGTGAAACTCAAGACGCATTAACAGCAAAAAAATTAGAAGGAAAACCAGTAGATACATTATCTTCTGATGAATTATGGAATCTAAAGAGAATTCAAAAAGCAAAAGCCAGAAAAGAAGCAGAAGAAAAAACTGGTGGATTTGTATTGTCTGGCCCAACTGAAGCAGAAAAAGAAGAAGATCGCAGATTGGCCCCAGTTAAACAATTTATAGGAAAGAGTGTTCAAAAATTCAAAGATGAGGCTGCAGAAAAAGCCAGAAACACAGCAATCAGTCCTGGATATGGTTCAGTAACTCCAGCATCCTTTGAGGCTGCATATGGTGTTGCTTATGATCCAAGAAATCCAAAACATGGCACAATGATTCAAGCACTCCATGGTGAAAACACTGGA